GTTTACTCCCCCAGACATTGGAGTCAAAGTTCTTTGTTTCTTTCCAGCTGGCAGTCCAGACAAGGGATTTTATATTGGTTGTGTGCCTGAGATAGGCATCAACCATATGATTCCAGCTCTGGGTGCAGCAATCAATTACACCACAGACAATGTGACACAAAGCAGTTATTTTGCTAAATCGTCACAATTGCCTGTGACTGAGATCAACGTAGGTAATCAGGCTATTGAAGATAATCCCAAGTTCTTTGATGCTGCAAAGCCGGTGCATGCATATCAAGCTTCAATTTATTTCCAACAAGGTCTGGATACAGATACTGAACGTGGTCCTATTACATCAAACAGCCAGCGAGAGACACCTAGCACTGTGTACGGTATTAGTACGCCAGGCCTGCCAATTTATCAAGGCGGCTTACAACCAAACGAAATAAGAAAAAAAGTTCAATCAAAAGAACTCAAACCCGAAGATGTTGTAGTAATTGGTCGTCTAGGTGGGCATACTTTGGTAATGGACGATGGTGACCTTGAAGGCAACAATGCATTGTATCGCATGCGTAGCAGTAAAGGACATCAAATCATCATGAATGACAGTCAGGATTTCATGTACTTTATTCATGCCAATGGTCAGACCTGGATGGAATTTGGTACTGAAGGCACAGTGGATGTATACAGCACCAACTCAATTAACTTCCGCACTGAAGGAGATATTAACTTTCATGCTGATAGAGATATCAACATGTACGCCAATGCCAATGTAAACATCAAAAGCAACAAAAGTACCAATATTGGTGCAGTTGAAGAATTTAATCTGGCTTCAGAAAAACCCATTACTATGTATAGCACCGCATCAATTGGTATCAAGACTGATGGGTCATTGACACTAAAAAGCAAAACCAGTGGGTGGGACGGTGGCGGATCTATGGCTCTCAAAGCAGGACGAATTGATCTCAATGGTGCTGCTCCTGGCGATGTACAAACTCCTAAACTATTTCCTAAAATTCAATTGGATGATGTTGAATTTAATAGCAGCAAAGGCTGGAAGACTGTTCCTAAGAAATTAGAAACTATTGTTACACGAGCACCCACACATGAGCCCTACAGTTATCACAACGAAGGTGTGGATGTAAAAGTTTCATTGGAGGAAGGAACTCCTACTCCACCGCCAGCAGCAGAACCAGTACCAACTGGTTTTACAATCAAGGTGAAATAATGGCAATTTTTAGTTTTACAGTTGGCGGAAAAACATTCGAAGTTGACGCCCCTAGCGGTGCCACTGAAGCTCAGGCCAAGGCAGTGTTTGATAAACAGTTCAACACAGGAAGTTTGACTGGTCTTCTACCAGGCGATATTTTAAATGCAGCCACACAGGCCCGCGACGGTCTGACATCTGCATTGAGTCAACTGGGAGCAAATGCAACCAGTGCAATCAATTCGTTGAGTACACAATTGCCTAATTTAAGTGGATTGTCTGTGCCCGCACCAATCAACATGGGCAGCTTTGTTAAACAAGCAGCAGATCAAATCAAGATTGGCGGAATTAGTCCCACGCAAGTACAAGGGTTGTTGACCTCTACTGCAGCGTTGGTTGGGCAAACTGCAAAAACACTCACAAGTGCTAAAGGACTAGGCGCATTCGGACTCAATGCAAAACAACTAGAACAAACTGGTTTGCTCAAACCTGGCACAGCTAAAATTTTAGAACAAACCGGTGCAGACTTGGCTTCTACTTTGAGTAGTCCAGCTGTATGGACAGGCAAGTTGGGAGTCAACAATGTTGCTGACATACTGGGCAATGACAAATTGCAAAGCGGTCTACAACAAACTTTAATGAAACAGGGGTTTGACAAACTTGGACAACTTGGGGCAATAACAAAAAACTTAGATCCATCTAAATTAGGTCCTATTGTATCTAACGCTGCTAAATTTGGCGCAGACACTGCATCAAAATGGTTGAGCGGTGGTGCCAGTGCAGCAGTTGTTGGACAACTGAATGATCTGGCCAAGAACTCACAGTTTGGACAAGCATTTTCTGTTTTGAACAGTGCTATATCCGGAGGCGGCTCTCCACTACAGGCCGGGATCAAAGAACTGAAAGGATTCGCCAACACAGTAGATAGAGCTACAGTCACACAAGGAACCAAGAACGTTATTGGCAACAGCAAAATACCTAGTCCTAGATTCATCCCGGCTCCAAAGATTTCAACGGCAACCAAAGAAGATCTCACTGTGCAATCTCTTGCACTGGCAGAAGAAAGAGCTGCACTGAGTCTTGAATACGCCAACTTGTATAATCAATTTGCATCTGCATTTGCCAACAGTCAAGTTGATATTCTGGGCCCTGGAATTATTTCTGGCCTACAAGCTCTCAGGGCCAAATATGTTACATATTTGATCAAGCTGCTGCCTTTTGTTGAAACCCTTGAAGCACAACTGTTGGTTGATCTATTCAATTCTAATTACAGAGCTAGACTTGCAACAGAATCTGATGTGATATTGATTGATACAATCATTGCCAAAATACAAAAGCGTATTGATGCAATCAAGGCTGGAAACTAATCTAGGTAAATATTAACATGGCCACTTTCATTGGATTTAACACAATTGATCAACCCAAAAAATTCACACTGGTGGATTTTGAATTGATCAAAAGAGACTTGCTGAACGCTTTTAACATACGTCAAGGGCAGTTGCCAGGACGGCCTGGCTACGGAACAATCATCTGGGATTTTGTGTTTGAAAGTCAAGACCAGATCACACAAAGCAAAATGATTCAAGAAATACAACGTGTGGCAGGCGGTGACCCCAGAATCTTTGTAAGCGATATACAATGCTATCCTCGTGACAACGGGTTCTTGATCGAGCTGCAAATACAAGTGGTGCCTAGCACAGACGCACAGCGATTATCTGTATTTTTTGACGATCAACAGCGTACAGCCAGTTACGTATAAAGCAGCCGTTTATTTTTGCCATAAATAAAATTATGGCACTTACTACTCGACAAACAGCAATCTTTGGCGTCCAAGATTGGAAACGTATCTATCAGACTTATCGCGAAGCTGATTTCCAAAGTTATGATTTTGAAACTCTGCGCAAGAGTTTCATTGATTATTTGCGACAATACTATCCAGAAACATTCAATGATTATATTGAAAGTTCAGAATTTATTGCCCTACTAGATGTTATTGCCTTTATGGGTCAGGCAATGGCCTTCCGTAATGATTTGAATGCTAGAGAAAACTACCTAGACACTGCTGAACGTCGCGATTCTGTGGTGCGCCTTGCCAATCTAGTTAGCTACACTCCCAAACGTAACGAAGCAGCAAGTGGGTTCTTGAAAGTATTTTCAGTAACCACAACAGAAAATGTCACAGACTACAACGGTATCAATCTTAGTAACGTAACTGTTAACTGGAATGATCCTACCAACTCCAACTGGAACGAACAATTTACAGCTATTATCAACGCCAGTTTGTCATCAAGTCAACGAATTGGTCGCCCAGGCAACAAGCAAACCATTGTTGGAGTTGAAACATCTGAATATAATATCAACTTGGTTCCTGGGTACCTACCAATTATTAATTTTAGCTCAGTGATCAATGGTGTAAGCATGCCATTTGAAGCAATCAACGCAACATCTGTAGGTGAAGATTATATCTACGAACCTTCGCCAGTGGCCAATACTGGATTCAATATGTTGTATCGCAATGATAAGTTGGGATTCGCTGGTGACAACACAGGTTACTTCTTTTATTTCAAACAAGGTACCTTGCAAAATGTTGACTTTAATCTAGCAGAAAAAATTGCAAACCGCACAGTAAACATCAACGTTGACGGAGTTAACAATCAAGACCGTTGGTTGTTTCAATTGGACAATGTAGGAAGCACACAATACGAATGGCGCTATGTTGAAAACGTATTTGCTGCAGCAGCAGAGCAGTTGGCGCCAGACCAACGAAAACTGTTCAGTGTGACCAGTAGAGCTAATGATCAAATTACTTTGACATTCGGCGACGGTGTGTTTAGTGAGAATCCAGTTGGAATTTTCCGTTGTTATGTACGAGCAAGCAACGGTTTGAGCTACATCATTAACCCAGAAGAAATGCAAAGTGTGGTTATTCCTATCAGCTATATTAGCCGAACTGGACAACTTGAAACCATGACATTTACATGTGGCATTACTCAACCTGTGAGTAATGCTATGCCTCGCGAAACAATTGACCAGATCAAACAACGTGCGCCTGCACGTTACTACACACAAAATCGTATGGTTAACGGGGAAGATTACAATAATTTTCCGTTTACTTTGTACAACTCTATTATCAAGAGCCATGCACTAAACAGAAGTTCAATTGGTACTAGTCGCTATTTGGATCTAGTAGACAATACTGGAAAATATTCCAGTACCAATACATTTAGTAGTGACGGCGCAATTTGGAAACAGAACGAATTACCTACTTTCTTGTTCTCATGGTTGAACCGTAATGATATTGCTGACATTATTACAAACAAGGTTGGAGCCAACCTAGTTAAAAATTCATTCATGCAATTCTACTATGCCAACTACCCGCGGGCTAATTTACTGACATTGGGATTGACTTGGCGTCAAAGCACAACCCTGGCCAACGAAACCACTGGATATTTTGTCAACAGCCTTGGCAATCCAGTGAGCCTGGGCATTTACAGTTCTAACAACACTCAATTTATTAAAGTTAATGCCTTGGTCAAATTTGAAGCTCCGTTTGGGTACTTTTTTAATTCTGGCAATAGACTAACACAAGGTACACCATCTGGACCAGATGAAAAATATTATATTTGGTGCAGCCCTACTGCAGTAGTAGACGACGGAACTAACCAAGGTCTTGGCAATTTTAGCAATGGCCTTGGACCAGTGACATTAAATGACTTTGTTCCCACTGGCGCTATACCAGTACAGGTTATTCCGTTGTTGATAACTGATCTAACTTCAACAATTGAATCCAGCATCACTGAACAAGTTTTACTAAACAGAAATTTTGGTATTGGGTATGATAATATTGCCGGTACCTGGTATCTAATCACAAGTACAGATTTGTCAACTGACTCTGAGTTTAGTCTAGCAGACGCACAAAGTACCTCAGGGACAAATTCAGATGCCAGCTGGTTGGTGCAATTCACTACAGATGGTTATACCTATACTGTCAAGACTCGTG